TGTTTTCAATAAGTTCTCAAGATGTCTTTATGTTCAAGAAGTTCTTTAATATCAAAGATGTTTTTATCAGTTTTGCATGTGTAGATTTGGTGCTCAATGTATCCATCATTATAACTGGAGTAATTTTCGAAAAAATTGTCATTGATGTGTGAATATGTATGATATAGTATGATATAACTGTATATCACTACGACTAGCAGAAACACCAGCTTAGACAAGTCTATCAAATAAGAAGTTAAATACATATTTTATATAGTATATTAATTTATTAATATTATGAATAAAACTGTAATAAATAATAGCATAAGCAGTAACTCTGTGAATGAAAGCACGAATGAAACCGATTCGGTTGTTTACAAAGCAAATGATGAAATTAATGATGTGCGAACAAAAAAAGACTTTCGAGGGAAAACTTTTTCTGGATACAAACTATCAGACGTTAAAAACATAATAAACAAAGAGCTATTGGCGAACAATGTTAATGATACCTATTATTGGATTGTTGAATTACTATGTGCAGGACATTTAGAAGTAATATGGGAAATTTTTAACATATATCTTGCACAAAACATAGGTAGTGCCAATCCTAAACTAGCAGTGTATTTAAACATAAAACATCAGGAATTTGTTAAAGTATATCGTGCTGGGTATGTAAATCATGAATTATTGTTAAGAAATAATACGCTGTGCAGAAATATTTTGTGTGAAATCGTAAATGTCCTTTGTTATTCACCTAAACAACCAACAATGCAGAAATTTATTGTTATGTCAACTAACGATTTTTCATTGGATAATTTAACATCTAAGCTTGCTGCACCAAATGACAAATTTATAACTGATATATTTAAAGAGGATGATCCAATAGAGTTGTTTATACCTTTAAATGAATTGTCCTATAGCTTAAGCATTTTTGATAAGAACAACAACTGTAAAGAGAACTTATGGAATTCTTTGTATTGGTTTGAATGGATATTACAATATGAAAAATATTCAAAAGAGCGAGGAAATGTTTTAAAATCCACGTATAGGAATATAAAGGTGGATTCGTCTTACCGTAAAGATATAATATGGATAATATGGGATGTAATTTTTTTTTATACCAACAAAACTCAACTGCAAAAAAAAATTATGCAAAGTTTATTCGAGTTGTTTTGCAGCAATTTTAAACCTGGCAGCAAGCAGAAACATAAACATCTAATTTACAACGCAATTGATTTGATTATCAACTCAAACAATATTTCATTTAACACTCCTATAATTATTGACAAAGATCTCATTGATTGTGGGAACATTGGAAACATCACCAACAAAATATTTATTGAAATAAAAAAAAATGAACATTCATCAAACACCGAATACTTGTTTAACAACATTAATGAACGTTCGCATGCCGAGAAAACCGCCGAAAAAATCAATAAATTACAAAATATCATGTGAAAGCGAAAACATTTTTTTCAATTAAGAATTAAGATGATAAAAATATTTTGCTATAATAAAAATGAAGATTTTGAAGCATCTACAGATTTTAGATGAATTTGAAGAGCTGTCAAAAATAGTTATAAATAGCAAAATGCCGGAAACTCCCAAAGGAAACAAATCATGTTATTTTCATTTTTCAAACAGATTAAACAAAACGCTGCAATACCAAAAAAGTGACTTTGTACAAAATTTACGAAGGACGGTTTCAACTAGCAAGAAAGCGTTAGAGGCAAAAACTGCTTGAAATGCTTTGTTGAAATGCTTTGTTGAAATGCTTTGTTGAAATGCTTTGTTGAAATGCTTTGAAATAATATATACTTTACGTGATAAGTGTGTATATTATTTTGACAATATAGTAATTTAATTTTTGTTAAACATATTATTATGCCATTATATCATGATATTTTAATATTATCATTTTTGTTTTTTATTGTTTTCTACGATGTAGTGAAGATGTTGCGTGTTTAGTTGCTGTACGCCATGCCGCCCATGCCGCTCATGATTCTAAGCACATTGTAGTTGACAGCGTAAACTCTGACCTTGGCGGTCTTTGTGCCCGAAACAGTCGCGTTTGAAAGCACCAATTGTAATGTGGCGTTGTCGATGCGCGAAAAGTTGCATGTGCCCGAAGGTTGATGTTCTTCAGGGCGAAGGGCGAATGAGTAAACGTTGATGCCGGTATCAGGGTGGCGGTTGTGGTGTTGCCAAGGCTGGACAAGGTCAAAGTAAGTACCTTCACGCTCCGAGAAGCGGTCTTGGCCATTAAGTTGAAGTTTGGCGGTGACGACAGGATTTTCACCCCAGCAGTGCATGTTGAGAGCGGTCTCCGAAAGAACAAATGTTCCGGCATCGGACAATCCCGTGACGGTAGGATCTTCAACCTCAAACAATCCGGCACCACTTGTCACACCACTTGCCTCGTAATTGAGCGAGGCATCAGATAAATCCAAAGTAACACCTCCACTCTGCTGGAAAGAAACTTGCCCCGATCCATCATCAAATATAAACCCGTTTTCGGCAGGAGTGGTACCTTCATTAACAATTGATTCTCTTGATCCGAATGCGTGAATGGCATTGGGTAAGACATCAAGAGCATCACTGTAGTTAAATGGTTGAGCTCCTAATAGCTTGCATAGGGGTTCATTCTGCGCTGTAGAAGCACAATAATCTACATTTTCATCGGGTTGGACAACCCAGATTAATTCTTTGCAAGGATGATTGAAATTTAATTTAATCTTGTTTGATGATGAACCAACCGATTCATCGCCGGTGAATTGAAGTTGCTCAATCAAATACTCGTGAGGATTTTGTGCCATACGTCTGCGCTCATCTGTGTCTAAGAAAATGTAATCTACGTATAATGACGCAGCTACTAAAGCGGTCGAGTATGCAGACGATACTTTAATTGATTTCGAATCATCAAGACTGTCCATCGCCCATAAACATTCATCAATGGGGCGGAGGTCCAAGTTAATCTTGACTTCGTGGTATTGGAGAGCAATCAAAGGAAGAGCTAAGCCAGGGTTTCTGCAGAACCAGAATTGTAAAGGTACATACAATGTGGTCTCAGGAAGAGCATTGCGAGGAGCGCAAACCTGTTTGGGGGCAGTCGAGTCGCAAGGGCCATCAACCGCTGAAAATGACGGGTCAGTGATGTATGTAAGGTGTGTGGTGTGACCGACCATCTTGTTGTAGCACACTTCTTGCTCGGAGGTCAATGTCAATTGGTTCCAGATGTGCATCCAGTCACCAAATTGGCGGTCAATTCTTTGGCCACCAATTTCAACTTCAACAACCGAAACCAATTGCTCACCTGGGTAATCTAACCATCTAGCATAGACGTCACCAGTAGTGTTGTGTTCTTGATTAATCTCTGGAAGAGTAACTTGCAAATAAGTTCTGTAAGCTAAATCACCATTGCGTGAAATGGTGCAGGTGACACGGCGACCAAAATCAGCCTGGCCATTGAATGTTTGCTCAATCGACTCCATCGCAAAATTTGTGTGGCGTCTGTATGTTACTTTCCAGAATGTAATTTGAGGATTGCCCGTGAGGTAAACATCTTGTGCGCCATAAGCAACTAATTGCATTAATCCACCACCCATCTTTTATATAATATTGCTAAAGAAAAAAAAATTATATTTATTCATTTTAATTCAACTTTTTGACGCTATATTTCTTCCTCTTACACAAAACATATTTGCTTGGTTTTATTAAGGTATGTTCCTACATACAAGCTGGTATTATTTGGTATTCTTTTGTATTGTTTTCTAAAAACTCTTTGAGATATTTTTTTTTAAAGTATTTTTTGGATTTCTGATGTTTTCTGAAAAATATTAATTTGTCATTTTTCTTTTTAACACACCATCCGTCGTTTAAACAATTGCTAATTAGCAAAAACTCTTGATACAAACGCAAATCTATTAACATTTATTTATTTTTATTTACCAAATTAATATATAGATTTTTCGTTATTAAATAACATATGTTTAAGCCAAAAGCTGATAACAAAATACAAATAAAAAAAAACAACCATACACTGGATTATAAGCATGAAGAACTTGTCAAGCAATTTTTACAGGAGAAAGACGAGTTGCCCATTTTAGAAGAAAAGCTAAACAATTTAAAAAAAAAGAAAAAAAATAACAAAATTACAACGTTGGAGAAATTGGATGTTATAGACAATATAAAAGAATTGAAAACTAAAATGAAAAAATATAAGCTACAGCATAACAAGTACCTATTAGATAATTCAGAATATATATTTGAGTATTTTGAGACCAAAAAAAACATAAGTTTGGGAATGTCAAAAACAACATTGCTAAACAATTTCTTCAAGAAACACAATTCTTTAAATAATGTGGAAAGCAACTGCAATGAGCTTATAAACAAATATATGCAAAATGTTGATCCAACATTTGTCAACATAAACAATTGTATTTATGAGCATAATATATGTAAAAAATGCACAAATGGGGAACTTATTGCGATTGAGAACGAAGGTATATCTGTTTGCAACAAGTGTGGATTTTTTGTCAAATACATAACCGAAAATGAGAAGGCTTCTTACAAAGAACCACCTAAAGAAGTTTGCTACTATGTCTACAAACGAATCAATCATTTCAAAGAAATTTTAGCACAATTTCAAGCTAAAGAAACCACACACATATCTGACGAAATTTTGGATAAAATACGGCAACAAATCAAAAAAGAGCGTATTGGAATTGACGAAATCACAAATGAAAAGACCAAAGATATTTTGAAAAAGTTAGGATACAGCAGCTATTACGAACATATATCATTTATCAAAGAAAAATTAGGAATAAAACCACCTGTAATGACACCAGAACTTGAAGAGAAACTGTGTAATTTATTTATACAAATTCAAGCTCCTTATTCAAAATATTGTCCGGAAGACAGGGTAAATTTCTTGAATTACTATTATACTATATACAAATTGTGTGAGTTGCTAAACCAGCGTGAATTTTTATTGCACTTCCCTATGCTGAAAGATCGTGACAAACGAATTGAACAAGACGCTATTTGGAAAAATATTTGTCTGGAACTTGGGTGGAAATTTATACCTACACTCTAGAATACACTCTATAATATATAGTCGTAGTAAATGCTGTGTTTATTTCGATTTTTAAGTGTGTTTGCAAATAATATCTTTATATAAAATAAATGCAACGAAGAACAAAAGCCGAAAAAACACTAGCAAATTACATATTAGATGACCCAATTGTTTACGAACATATTCCTATTTTGCGTATAATTGATATTGTTTCTAGTGTGAGTGAGTTTATAGATTTATCTACGGGTGAATTCAAGAATCCTTTCACATTTAATTATTTACTTGCTTTGAAGGGTGTTCACAATATGAAAATGTATATGAATTCAATCACAAGTAAAAATACGCGGTCAGAACAAATGAAATATGATTATTATTTTGCTCATGCCAAAAATGCTAAAACAATGAAGATGTCAAATGTGACGTTACTCTACGAAATACATGCAATGGAATTGCGTATAAGCAATGATTCTACTGGAAAAGCCGAGAAAATACAATCTAGACTAGATTTTTGTCAAAAATACCAGTTTTTGCTGTTCGACGTTTATGCTCAACTAATGGCCGAATTTGAAGCTAGTTATACCGGAAAATCCCAAGCTCCATTTTATATGATTGATTATTTCAAAGAATTGAAAAAGCAAAACCAGACTCCTTACATAGAATTAAACAAAAAACTGGTTACTGTGTTGAACTTGGACAACATAAAAAACAACACTGAGGTTTTCCCTGACGAAATATATGCAATACAACAGGAATATTTAAATACGAATGTTGCTGCGGTGCCCGTGTATCATTTACAGTGTTGTGAAACGTCTCTCTTGGAAAAAGCCAGCTATAAAATTACACAAGCTAATAGAAGCATTGCGCGAGGATTACACAGGACTGTAGTAGGTAACATTGCGCCAATAGACAAAGATGTATGCAGTGAATATAATGATGACAAAAATATTGGTTCTTATACGGGTACGGGTAAAGATACAGGTAAAGATACAGGTAAAGATACAGATAAAGATACAGGTAAAGATAGCGACGATGATGATGATGGATTACATGGCATAGATTTCTTCAAATCCGATTTGGAATATTTGCCTGCAATGCAAAAGTATTTGGACAATAAAATTCCTCCAGAAATTGTGGCGGCGAATAAACCCCTGCTCAGTAAAATGAAAGATCATTACAAAGGTTTGTTCAAGGAAATAACCACTGTCAATGATTTGTTCTCGATTAACCGGTTACGTGGTAGTATGGAACAAAATGAACTAAACTACGTCTATAAAAATTTTCAGCAAAAAATTGCAACGTCTTTTTCTACATCGCTTATACTTGATGCAATGTTCAAAGGAAACATCAACGAAACTCTATCTTTTATAAATTATGTAATTGGCTGTTTTAAGCAGCTTCTGATATCAGATCAAATGTATAGTAAAGTTAGTTTTTTTTACAGAGATCGCAGCAATTCTAAATTGTCTTCTATATACAACCGGCTTTTTAAACCGTTTAACACGAAAGAACAATGGGTTAAGCACATTGAAGAACACGTCCGTGTGGTTCCTAAAGGAGGAAATATAATAATAGCGTTGTATGACAGATTCAAGAGACTGATGCAACAACTGTATACACCGGATGTTTACAACAATTTTGTCACTAACCTCGACAACTTTTATAGCGCCGGTAAAATGAATCAATTGTCTGACATGGACTTCCAAATCTTTTTCGATGACGATACATTTCCATTAGAACTGAAGAAGGTTGTGTGTGAGCATTTGATTACGAACATAATGGTTATGCTAACAACCCACGCAATACCCAGTATTTATAAATCACATAAAGATTATTCGAATGTTAGAATAACAAAAATTACAGCTAGTCGGTCACCCGTTACATTTGTCGCGGGTCAAGGCAAAACAAAACTGATTTTTACAAAAGAGCCCGGAATTAATAATGAATATTACATAATAATAAACGAAAGCTTGCTAGATATTAACATAGATACTTGCCAAAAATACCAAGACTTTGGTGACAAACTAATAAAGTTGCATGGAGCTGGGTTCGCCCTTTATCGTGTGAAACTCAAACTGAACTATAATAAATTTACTTCGTGGCCAAGAAACTCTAGCAGCCCGTTTATACAAAGCGTCACACGGAGCAGCCGCGGCAACAAGTCTACTGGTATTAATATTAGCAATCACTACAACACAAAAGTGACACACCCAAACAACGCCACAGAGTTACTTGAAATATTAAAAAAATATTTTTCTGAAACCAGAGATGGGCGTGTATCTTCATTAGATGAAATTTTTGATGAATACAATAGCATTATATCTAATGAATATTTTTCTAAAACAATGAAGAGCGCTTTGTTAGCACATACTTCCAGAGTTAATTTAGCAAAAAGATTTACTCCAAGCACCGAATCTTTAATTCAAACCGGCTCCGGAAAAACTACAAGAAAACGTCAAAAAGTAAAAATAAGCAAAAAACGAAGCGTCCCCTACAATTATGTACCTAAACAATTATCCAAGAAAGACAAAGAAAAACAAATTCGTTCTATTTTAAATAAACGTGACCGCCCTAGATTAAAAACGTTCAAATCCGTTAAAAGCCAATGGATCAAAAAGTTTGAAAATAAATACAACCAAAAAATTACCAATAAAAACTGGATACACAAAAATCTACTGAAAAAGACTGGGCAACGAAACATTATGAAGAAAGGGATGGGAGCATACTACAGCAGCGGTTCACGTCCAAACCAGAGTAAACATTCTTGGGCTTACGCACGTTTAGCTAGTGTTTTGATGAATGGTCCCGCTAGAAATGTTGACAAAAAAATATGGAACACATACAAAATTTGAATTTGTCACAGCTACATGCCTATATGCGT